ACGTTAGTGGCCCGCCGTTTTATATTCACACACACATGTGGTCGCTTGGAAGCTCGAACGATTTAAACCATTCGACAGTTTCCCTGTGGCAATGTTCATTGCCGGTATCGTAGATTTCCCACACAAGTTCTGCGACCTTGGCGGTTATATCTGACCAAGTGCCGACTTCATCCAACCATAGAATGGCTTTGATTGTGTTTGGATTATCAATTTGCATGGAGTAAATCCAATCGACCAATGCCTCGACCGACCGAAATGGTTGTTCATCCATCCATGGCTTGCGGTCTTGACCTTTGAACATGATGATACCGAATGATTCCATAGCTTTATCCTCCGATTGCGATGATGCCAGCCAAGATAGCTGCTACTGCGATTGTGATAGCCGCCGCCCATAGGGCGATGGCTGTTATTTCGATTAGGGCGACCAATGCCCATGAGACCAATCGTGACATGCTCTCTCCATTGCTTTGACCGACCGACCGACCGATATGACAGTTTGGCACACGACCGACTTATAGTCAAGTGACCGACCGACCGACAGATAATGCGCCGCGACTGATTATCCGATCGGCGCATTTGCACATTTCGCCGGAGGTTGTCGGTCAATATTCGCATGGGAGCAACAACGTGGTGACCGACCGATCTGCCTCGGTGATGATCCACAGCTTCCCTGCGCCGATCAGCTTATAGACCGACATCACGCGCCGGTTGCCTAATCGGATCGCCTCGATATTTAGGTGGGCGTCGTCTTGGCATATATCGCCGAAGTCTCCACAAGCATGGCGACCGACTAGCATAGACGCAAGGTCTATGTCTTTTTCGAGCAGCGACCACGCGCCGGGCGTGGCGACAACTTGACCGATGGGAAAACATGGTGTCATTTGCGCCTCACAAGTTTACGTGACCGAAGCATCATTTCTGTTGTGTAAGCATCCATCTCGGCTAATAGCTTAGCCACATAAGGATCAGTGACCGACCGCTCGCGGTATAGTGGCAAGGTGCGCTGTATATCCTCTACAGCGTGGCGCATATCGGCGACCGACCGACCACGTGCGCGTTGCGTGTAGTACTCAAGAGAGTAGGGGATGGGGTCAATTTTCATGACCGACCCTCTGCGACCGATACCGTGCCCGTGCGACCAGCTAACAGGCGCGCCACTGTCAGCGCGGCCTTGCGTGTTTGGTAGTGACCGATCACGCATCGCCGATCCGCAACTATTGCTTCAATTGACCATCTAACAGCGGATTTATACGCTTGTTTTGTTATTGTATAGGTCATGTTTGCCCCCTCTATATAAACGCCATGGCGCCAAGCGCGCCGACCACGACGAAACACATAATCGTAACAATAGCCTCAAGCAGCTTTAGCATAGCTTTACACTCCATTTTAATCGTCACTATTGGCGCTTATCTAGGGCGCCCGTGGGCGCCCCTGTAAACGTCAATTAAAGTGACTGGCGCCCGCGCCGTGCGCCACAATGGCGATAGATTTAGCCTTGACGGTATTTCCCCCGCAAAGCTTGCAATCGGCGCAAGTGGTCCGCTTGCCAGCCTCTTTTGATGCAGGGCATAATGTCTCTTTTGTCTTGTCAATTTCCGATAGACTTTTGACCACGCGAAACGTGCGAAAAGCTTTTTTCCAAGCTTGTGCCGCTTGCTGGATTGTTTCCACAGAAACCATATAAAGCGCGGGATCAAAAGCTGAGCTTTTGTTGCGTGACTGATGGCTATAGCCTGTATGCGCTTTGGCCTTGGAAAGCAAAGCTAGCCAAACGTAGGCAGGAACTGCCGCGCCGTCACCGTAGGTCCCGATCCGCACAAGCGCGCTTTCACCTATTCCGGCGATATCTTGCGCCATAGGATAGAGCCCCTTCTGGTAGGCTTGCCAAACGATTAACGGACCTTGGCCTAATAGGACATAACAAGCGCGATCTTTTGCTTGCTTTGCTTTGGGATCGTCTGTTGCTTGCCCACGCATAGGACACGTGCCGCAAATTGATTTGTCTAGGCCAAGCTTACTAGCCAAGCGCGGATCTGTATCAGAACGCAGAATATAGGTCTGTAGCATTTTGCCTGTCTTTTTGTTTCGATTGCTTTCCACTGCAATCGCCACAATAGGCGCGCCATCAATTAGGCTTGGACCTTGATATATGATCGCGCTTTTTGATTGCTTAGCCATTAGGTCAATCTCCGGTTTAGGATATGCCTATCTAACATGCTAAAATGACAGATTGCTAATCGTTATTTCCAATAGCTTTTTGCGGGATCATTGGAACAATCAATTAGACTGTCAATATGACATGCAGTAAGTTATTTACATAAGCAATAGAGAGAGACTGAATTATGGCAATAAGACAAGTAAAGACTGTAGCGCGCAAGGCAACTGCTGCAATGAGAAGCGCGCCTTTTGGCCTAGGATTCCGTGAAGCGCGCAAAGGAAAACCGCTCAACTATGACGCTTTCCCACGTGATACTAACGCGCAATGGCAATATGAGCGTGGGCGATTATTTGCTCATATATTTGCGGGAAAGCTTAAGGTTAACAATAAGCTAAGCTGCTATGCAATTGAAGCGTTTTATGACGCAATGCGCCTCAAACTTATCTTCTAACTTGGAAAGGAAAAAAACAATGGAAACTGTCACCGCAACACAATCTAGGCCTTTGCATGTTATCGCACGAGAGATCAGGCGAGACTGGAAAAACGTAACCTATGCTGCAAAGCCCTATCTTGAGGCTATGGCTACGCTAAACGATATTAAAGAGCCGTTTCATTATGATAGCGGGAAAAGTGTAGTGCTCTACTTTTTGAGCAATGCAGCCTCTTGGCGGGGCGATACCGCAAAGCGCGTAAAGGCTGAATTAAAAGCAATGTGCAAGGGGGCTTAGCCATGACAATAACAGTTGAGATTAAGACGGTCTACGGGAATAAGACGGTCTATCCTGTATGCGATAAAGCTTTCGCATTGTGCGCGTTAACGGGAAATAGAACGCTAACGCCGGACGCAATCGATTTAATCAAGAAACTAGGTTATGCGATTAAGGTAAAAGCGCCGGAATTGTAAAACAAGAAAAGCCCCGGTCTAAGCCGGGGCTTCATTGCTTTGCTTGTGTTTGCGTTAAATCGAAAAGCCGTTAATGCGAAGAAAAGCAATTTCCTCTTGTGTGGCCATACAAACGGCCATCATGTGCTTGTTAAGGTAAGCTTGAAGCTTGCAGCGATTGCTAGAGGAAGGAAGCTTGCGAAATTGAGCGATTAGCTTGGCCATTGGATTAATCCCGTGTTTGATTGCTTACAGTCTTTTTTTAGCAAAGCGCGCTTGATCTGTCAATATGACAGTGTGCAAAAAACGGAAAATATTTTTGAAGCTTTGTGATAAGCACGAATCGTGCTATCTTAAATCATTGGATTAATTAGGGATTAAGGCGATAGCAATGGCGGGAAGCCCGAAAAAGCGCGCGCGCAATGAGGCCCTAGGGCTTGGTAAGCTTTCTGATTTCAAGATAACGCCACCAGGAATTGAGCCCCCCACAAGAGAAGCTTGGAACGGCGCAGCAAAGGAAATAGGCGACAAGCGCGAAATAGCCTTGCTAAATGAGGCAAAGGCTAACATCGGGCGCCCTAGCGTCTTTTCTAAAGAGAAAGCAGAAAGCCTAATAGAGCTTGTAGCAGGGGGCTTGCCATTGTCGCGAGCTTGTAAGCTGGTGGGGATCAATCGAAAAACAATCAATAATTGGATTTATGGGGAAACGGGAAATGGGGATTTCTTAGCTTTTAGAGAAAACCTTGCCCGTGCGCGTGAGGATGGTGGGGAATCTTTAGCGGGAGAAGCTCTAAGAGTTGCGCGTGAAACCTACGAGAAAGCGGAAGTCACAAGCGCGCAAGTGCAAAGCGCGACTCTCTATACTAACGTGTTGAAATGGTACGCTGGCACGCTCAACACTTCGTTTAATCCCAATGCTATCAAGCACTTAGAGATAACTGGGGCTAATGGCGCGCCACTAAACGCGCCTGTTGTAATAGATGCGCGATCGTTGCCTGATGATCAAAGAGAGGCAGTAAGGCAAGCCTTGCTTGCCATGCGGGGCGACAGCGCGAAAACCATTGACGGCTAAAAAATCGGGAGGGGTGACATGGTTGGAGGGTCCCGCCAGACCGACCACCGACACCCCGCCTATTGGATATGAGTCCCAGGCTTAAGCCTGAACCCCTCACCTCAACATACGGCCCACAAAAACTAAACTATACGCTTGACTATTCTCAAAATAGGATCAATATAGGCGCAGTCTCAATATAGGATCACTAACAGCTATAGGGGTATATAGGGGTATGGTTATAGAAGTACGGGATATATTGCCTAAGAAGGCTATGGGTAATGGGGCCCCCGGAAAAGTACCTGGAAAAGTTTTTGGTTCTATGGGTCTTTCTAATGGGTCCCCTGTAGGGGTAGGGGGCAATACCCAGGCTGCTACGGCTGGCCAGCCATTGGGTGGGTATATAGGGCGACCTAGGTTGGAGGAGGTGCCGTATACCTTTGAGGCAACTAAGCCTTGGGAAACTGGTAAAGTTAAGATGTCTAGGGCAACTTGGTATCGGCGTCGGCGTGAGGCATTGGCCAATAAGAAGCCTTAAGTGTTTGTAATTTAACATGAATAGGGAAAGCCAGCAATGATAGAATATGCAAAACGGCAATCTTAAAATTTGGCAGAATGACATACGCATTCGGGGTTAGTTCAGCGGTAGAACAACGGGTTTTGAGTCCGTGTGCCGGTGGTTCGAATCCATCACCCCGAACCAATGTAAAAAATTGCATAAAATTGGCAAAACGCCAGAGGTAAGGTACTTAAGTACAAATTAGCCAGCAGATGGATTTATTGTACTGACAGAAACTTGGTTGCTCCAAAGCCCTCAAGCGCCGGATCCTTTCAAATGAACACGTCGACAATTAGCAGCCTGATGAAAAAAATCTTATCTTATCCTGCATACAACAAAGACTTGGCTTTGTTTTATACGGACAGGTACGAACCGGCTTGGTCGGCTGAGTATTGCAATCCAGCGTCGCATTGCGTCATGCTGGGCGAAGCATCCGGTGATTTTGTTGGATCAGGCAAAACGCCGGAAGAAGCTTTGGAAAATCTGATCAAGACGCTGGATAGCCACAACTGGGACGACCCGTGATTTCATGCCATGTATGTCAAATTATATATTGACATGCTTGGCTGTTTTGGTAGGGTTCATCATCAACAAGGGAAATAGCAATGGAAAAGCCAAAATCAAAACGTGGGTTTGCCAGCATGTCGGCGGAAAAACGCCGTTCTGTAGCTTCTATGGGTGGCAAAGCTTGCCCAAAAGAAAAGCGCCAATTTTTTGTTAATCGAGAACTTGCCCGGCTGGCTGGCCAAAAAGGTAAAAGATTGAAAAAAGCAACTCAAACAAAGGAACATGACAATGTTGCCTAAAGACAAAATGCTTATTGAAGTTGAAATTTCGTTTAATGAATTTGTATCCGCAATTATAAAAGAATTTGGATCAAAGTTGCCGCAAGCTTTGCGTGATCAATTTATAATTGCGTCAACTATTGATGACGAAAATTTAAATAATCTAAAAAAAACAATTAGGCGCACAGAGAAATGGCTTTGGAATTACCAATACGGAGGTATGGGATTTATATCAGAGCAAATTGTCGAATCACGAAAAGCAATAGAACAACTGGTGTTTATCTTGCACATTGGGCAAGCTTATCCTGGAAAAGCTGCGGCACAAGCTATAAAATTACGCCCTAAACTTGTGCTTGAAAAAAAACCTAAGAAAATTTCGAGGGATCAAGATGCAAACGCTTGAAGAAATGCACCAACATTACAAAGCTGTTAGGAATCGGCTAAGATACGCGCCCCCAAAAAAAACCGTGGTAATTGCTTTTGTACCTCAACCCGAACCTCAACCCGAACTTCAACAAGAATTGCCAAAAATTAAATGTTCAATTGAAATTTTATTGCCGCTAAGCCCAGCGCAATGCATTTTGCAAGAAGTAGTGCTAAAGCATGGCATTACAATCGAAGAAATTAAATGCCATAGCCATAAAAAAATATTTGTAAAAGCTAGACAAGAAGCGGCGTATTTAATGCGAGAAAAATTAAAATTATCCTTGCCAATGATAGGTCGTGTTATTGGTAAACGGGATCATACAACAATTTTACATGCAATTCGAAAATACAAAAAACGGAATCAAATAGAATAGGAAAAATAATGGAAAACGTAGTACGGCTTTATTTGTCTCCTGCTCAAATTTTTGTTGCGGCAGAAGTTGGGAAACTGCGGCAAATTCAAGCAATACAAGAAAATTTTAAAAATAGAATAAAAAACCATAGGGGAACCCCTTGGGAAGCTCATATTGAAGGCGCTATGGGGGAATTAGCTGTATCAAATCATTTTAAAATGCATTGGTCTGGTTTATGCAACCAAGGAGCGCCAGATGTGGGCGATATATATGATATTCGAACCACGGCATACATGAATGGAAGTTTATGGGTTCATGAAGATGATAAAGATGAAAGGTTTATGTGGTTGTTAACGGGTTACGGAGGGTCATACATTTTGCGTGGTGGAATGTATGTACACGAAGCTAAACAAAAACATTGGTGGGGTACAAAAGATACAACTGGTCCTAAAGAAAACAAAAGTTTTGCATTTTGGATCCCGCAAGAGCATCTTTATTTCCCGGAAGGCACGAGGTAATGAGCATGAATGGCCCTTTGGGACAAATTGACGCTTCAAAGTTTGACTTGGAAAAAAGTTTGCAATCCTATGAACGCATGGATTGCGAAAACAGTTTGTATGAGTTTTTCCAAAAAGCTTGGAAGTATATAGATGCTGCGCCTTACACCGATGGCTGGCCCATTGAAGCTGTGGCTGAACATCTACAGGCTGTTGTAGATGGCGATATTAAACGCCTTATTATCAATATTCCTCCTCGTTGCGCTAAATCTACGCTAACATCTGTAGCTTTTCCGGCTTGGGTGTGGACACAACCATGGAATACGCCAACTTCTGGCCCTGGAGTGCAATTGCTTCATGCATCATATGCGTTTTCCTTGGCTCTTCGAGACAGCGTAAAATGCCGTAGGCTTATTGAATCTCCTTGGTATCAAGCTTTGTGGGGAGATAGGTTTAAACTGCAAGGTGATCAAAACACCAAAGGGCGTTTTGCCAACGATCAAAATGGAGAACGATTGATAACCGCCGTGGAAGCTCGTGTAACGGGTGAAGGTGGTAATATTATTGTAATTGACGATCCCAACGCAGCCAATGAAGCATTTTCGGAAGCAGCAATTCACACTACAGTTGAGTGGTGGGACACTACAATGTCTACTCGCTTGAATGATCCCAAGACGGGCGCGTTCATTGTTATTCAACAGCGGCTAGGCGAAGAAGATTTGACCGGGCATATTCTTTCTAAGGAATACTCAAGCTGGACACATTTGTGTTTGCCCATGCGATACGAATGGCAAAGACATAGCTATACCAAAATTGGCTGGCATGATCCCCGTGGCTGTGCGGCAAATGATACTCCTTTGGTGGCAATTACAGATAATGGAGATCGATTGCCCGTAAGCCCCGAAGCTAGACAAGAATTAGAAATCCGCGAAGGTATGCTTATGTGGCCCGAGCGTTTTGCGGAAGCCGAAGTAAACCTTTTGGAAAAACAGCTTGGTCCTTGGTCATCGGCTGGGCAGCTTCAACAGCGCCCAGAGCCTAAAGGCGGCGGTATCATTAAACGAGATTGGTGGCAAACGTGGGAAAACCCGGCGTATCCCCCAATGGATTTGATCATAGCTTCTTTGGATACGGCATATACAACCAAAACGGAAAATGATTTTAGTGCTTTAACAATTTGGGGCGTGTTTACATCTGACGTTGTTGCTCAAGCTAACCGGGTGGCTGGCCGATATGATGGGATTTCCCAATCATATCAACGAACTTTTGCGGAATCACACCCCCGTGTAATGCTTATGTATGCCTTTCAAGAACGCCTTGAGATCCACGAATTGGTTACAAAAGTCGCCAAATGGTGCAAAGATTTAAAAGTAGATACGCTTTTGATTGAAAACAAAGCCGCTGGTCACTCTGTGGCCCAGGAAATCCGCCGATTGTACGGATTTGAACAATTTGGAGTGCAGTTATGCGACCCCAAAGCACAAGATAAGTTAGCTAGACTGTATTCTGTGCAGCATCTGTTTGCCGAAGGGATGATTTATGCACCGATAAAAGCATGGTCCGAAATGGTCATCAGCCAAGTTGGCACGTTCCCCAAGGGAAAACATGACGATTTGGTGGACACGGTTAGCATGGCTTTAAGGCATATGCGAGATATTGGTGTGCTTGTACGTTCTACGGAATGGGCGCAGACCATGGAAGAAAACATGACATTTAAGGGGAACACTGATGTTCCTCTGTATCCCGTGTGAGGATGACATGGAACCAGATAAGTTTATTAGGTTGACCGCCAATTGCGAACAAACTGAAACTGGGCTATGGAGTGTTGAAATTGAAAATGTTGATGACCCCCAAATGAGGGTACACTATACTATCCAAGCAAAAACTGATAGTTTAGCGGTTCAGCACGGGATGAAGCAGTTTACCGATAGCATCAGACGTGGGTCGCCGGACAGTGGTAATGTTAAGGAAATATTGAATGCCACTTACCCCAGGATTGTCTCCTAGCATTCGACAGCCAGATACGTCTGGTTTGGGCGCTCTATTGTCATCGGAAGCGCCTATGGTTGATATAATGGTAGATGAGGCAGGCGTAACGCCTGATGAACCTTCAAAAGAATCAAAAAAAATATTATCAATTGAGCATGAAGATGGTTCTATAACTATTTCTCTAGATGGAAAATCGCTAACCGAAGATGATGCTGACACAAATCCACCTGACTGGTTTGATAACCTTGCTGATCGTCTTCCTGATGGTGAATTAAATCGCATCAGCACGGATCTTTTGCGCGGAGTTGACGACGATCTTGAAAGCCGCAACGAGTGGATGGAAACTCGTGCGCTTGGCATCAAGCTTTTGGGGCTTAAAGTTGAGGTTCCTGGCTTGCAAGGGGCATCTGACGGCGCTCCTGTAGAAGGCATGTCTAAAGTTCGTCATCCATTGTTGTTGGAAGCTGTGTTGCGTTTTCAAGCTAATGCGCGTTCAGAGCTTTTGCCTACCGATGGCCCAGCTAAAATTCGCAATGACGACAATAACTCGACATTAGAAGAAGACCAACTTGCAGATGCGTTTGAAGTTGATCTGAACCATTACCTAACAGCGACAGCAACTGAGTATTATCCTGATACGGATCGTATGCTGTTGATGCTTGGATTTGGCGGCACTGCCTTTAAAAAAGTATATATGTGTCCGCTGCGCAATCGCCCTGTGTCTGAAACGGTTGATGCGAACGATTTGATCGTCAACAACGCCGCAACGGATCTTGAAAACGCAAAAAGGATTACGCATCGTTCTTTTATGCGCCCATCGACGCTTAAAAGATTGCAAATCCTTGGTGTTTATCGCGATATAGATCTTTCAACGCCGCACGAAGCTAAACTTGACAGTGTTCGGCGCGAAAAAAACGATCAGCAAGGTATTTCTTCGCAATCTCGAAACCCAGAAGATCGGGATAGAGAAATATACGAATGTTATTGCGAATTAGATTTGCCTGGATTTGAACATAAATGGAAAGGCAAGCAATCTGGCTTGGAAATTCCATATCGAGTGACAATTGACGTGTCTTCTAAGAAGATTTTGTCGATTGTTCGCAACTATGATGAAGATACAGAACAACTTCCTGTTTCACGTGAAACATTTATTAAATATACATTTGTTCCCGGTATGGGATTTTATGATATTGGCTTAGTTCATATACTTGGCAATACCACAAACGCAATCACGGCTGCTTGGCGTGAAATGCTTGACGCCGGTATGTACGCAAATTTTCCCGGTTTCTTAATGGCGGATACCGGAGCAAGGCAAAATACCAATATTTTCCGTGTTCCTCCCGGTGGCGGCGCGCTGGTAAAGACAAATGGCATGTCAATTAAGGAAGCAATTATGCCGCTTCCTTATAAAGAACCATCTAGTGCGTTGATGTCGCTTGTTAACGACATGGCACAGACTGGAATGCGCATTGGCGGTACATCTGAGCAACAAGTTGGCGAAGGTAAGACGGAAATGCCCGTTGGCACTACGCTTGCAATGATGGATCAAGCTGCAAAAGTTATGAACAGTGTTCATAAAAGGCTTTGCTCGGCACAAGCCAAAGAACTTCAGCTTATTGCCAAGGTGTTTAAAGAAAATCCTGAAGCATTTTGGCAGCGTAACCGCGCTCCGGCTACTCAATGGGATGAAGAAAAGTTTCTTAAGGCGCTTAAAGATTTTGATTTGGTGCCGCAAGCTGATCCTAATACTGCCAGCCATGGCCAGCGGTTGATGAAAATCAGTGGATTGAAGCAGCTTCAGTCTACATCGCCCAACATGTACGATGCGTACAAGGTAGATGCGGCTGCGCTTCAGGCGCTTGGCTGGTCTAACCCGCAGCAATTCATGAAACATCCTGACGACATGAAGAAGCCCTCGCCGCAGGATCAGGCGTTGCAGGCTAAGGCGCAGGCTGAAAAGACAGTTGCTGACGCCCGCATGATGGATAGCCAGACTCGCGCCAAAGAAGGCGATGCAAAAATCAAGCATGAATCACATAGAGAAACCGTAAGCAATGTAAAAACGCAGATGGAACTTTCAAAGGTTCAAATGAAAGATTCCGCTGACAAACAAATTGCTTTGATGGACCAACAGAAGGCTTTGCTTGAGCTTGCCAGGGATATTGCCAAAAATCCTGAAAGCGCAGTGCAGTTGCAGCCTTTGATTCAGCCTGCTGTTGAGCAAATGCAGCGGGATCAAGCTGCTTTAGGAACTCAACCGCCTATGTCGCCTATGCCCCCTAAGCCACCTGGAGCCGCATGATGTCACCGGAAGAAATGCTTGCTCTTTTTACGCCACAGCGTCGCATTAACCCAAATACGGGTGCTGCTGTTCCCAAGCGCGGACCTTCTGGGCGTATGGAAGCAGATTTTGGGGTTCCCGGCGCTGTAGACCCTTATGAAGCTCTTGCGGCAGAAGCAAAGCGCATTTTGGCAGAAAAAGCGCAACAGGCTGGTAGTGCTGCGGCTTATCCATTTACGCCTAATACATGGAATGGCAAGCAGGTAATTAACCCCAACGGCCAGTTTGGCGGGAAAATTATGGAATATTCGCCTACGCAAAAGGCTGCGGCTGGTACGCTTGGCACTGGTATGCTTGTTGGCGCGGGCGTTAGCGCAGATGATTATTTGCATCCTAAAACGGCGTCACCCGCTGCGGCGGCCCCCGCGCCTATTCCGCCATCAAATGTTGATCGGATGCCGCAAGGTTATACGCCGCCGTCATCTTTGCCCAGTTATATGATGGCTGATACTGTTCCGCAGGGATATGTGCCTCCTTTTTCATTAGATAGCAAATTGTTGGCTGATGTGGTCCCGCAAGGATATACGCCTCCTGCTGCGTTAGATATTGGGCAATCTTCTCGTTCTGCGCCTACCACTTCACAACACGCTCCCGCTCGCCCCGCACCAATGCCACCAACTCGTCCTGCTGAATTGGCGCGTGAACAGCCAAGTATTTTGTCGCGGATTTTTTCTGGTCAGGATTACCAGTCTAACAATGAATTAGTGAACAAACCTACGGGTGGTGCGCCGGTTAACTGGGGCAATTCTGACAATGCGGCGGATTTTTTTCGTGCATCCAAGGCTTTGCAGCAAACTCGCCCTGAAATGTTCCAGCAAGGTTCGGATGATAGCGGGCATGCTCGGGGTGGCACGGTTGGCCAGCAAGGTAAAGGCGCTAGTGGTAACAACGCCGCATTGCACAAAGCGTTAGAAATTATTCATCACATGCTAATGCAGAGGCACTGATGCACGATCAGCATATTTCCACTGCTTTGGAGTTAATTCGCCATCATTATGAAGATGGCGGAAAAGCCCCTATGCTTTTGGAAGATCCGGCTGGTTGGTTTGCCCGCAAAGGCCAACAAATTGCGGATTTGCCAAGCAATGCGGCGGAAGCATGGGAAAACTATCGGAACAATCCGGTTGTTACTGCGTTTAGAGAGCAACCGGCTACAATGATACCCGGTGCAGCAAAGATTTTTGGTGGCTGGGCGGCGGAACACCCATTTGCGGCTGCACGAAAAGTTGCTGGCACGTATGCGGATTTTACGGGAAATCCCACAGTTGCGGTTCCTAATGCTTTTTTATCTTCTAGCCCATTAAATGAAGGCGAAGATGAAATAGCTAGGCAAATAGAATATGGTATTCGCCCAGAAAACGACTATCCCGGCAAAGAACGGTATACAATGCCCGATAATTTTGCCCATGGCGGACATGTGGATAGCATAAAATACATAAATCAATTACTTGATCAGCTTGGCATCACGCCGCAGGATGCTTTGGATGTGTTGAAGCGGCATTACGGGGGACGCCCCGAGTAACCTAGCTAGGAGTGGTGCAATGAACGAGATGGCCAAAGCTGCGCGAGCGGCTATGAAGAAGAAAGCCTCTCTTATGGGTGGCAAAGGAGAGCCTCACCAGAAGGTTGATGCTTCTTCTTGGACGCCCCCTGAGATGCTGAATGCTGGTTCCAAAACTGGCATGCGCCCGGTTTCCAAGCGCCAGTATAAAGCTGGCGGCAAGGTTCATGGCAAAGACTGCGGTGAGAATATGGGGCGCAAGCCTCGCAAATCTGGCGGTCGCGCTTTGACTTCTAACAGTTTGATTAATCGTAATGCCAAAGAAGCTAATCAAGAACGCGATGGCGCTAAGCACATTGGCGGCTTGAAGCATGGTGGCAAGGCGCACCGCAAGCATAAGGATATGGGTGGCCCCATGATGGGTGGGATTCCGCCTGTTGGATCCGCTCCCGGCGCTGCCCTGAGCCCCAATTCTGCGCCTAATGCTCCCGGCACAATCCCTGGGTCGCAGGCTAAGTTTATGGCAAACCAGAGCCCTATGGGAAGTATGATTCGGCTGAAGCGCGGCGGCAAAGCTGAAGGTCATCCTGATGTTGCGGAAGACAAGGCGTTGATCCGCAAGATGGTCAAGCCGGAAGCCCGTACTGGCAAGAAGCATGGCGGTTCGCCTGTGGCCAGCGGTGAATACCAGGGTACTCGTCCTACGGGTGGGCGCATTGCTCGCGCCCATGGTGGCAGCGCAAAGGGCAAGAAAACCAACATCAATATTACCATTGATGCTGGTGGCAAGCCTGCTAGTGCTGGTGGCCCCCCGATGGGCGCTCCAATGCCGCCGCCTTCCACACCTATGGCTCCTCCTCCGGGCGCTGGAGCCCCGCCTCCTGGTATGCCCATGGGTGGCCCTCCTCCAATGGGTCCTCCCCAGGGTATGCCGATGGGTGGCCCGCCCGGTATGCCCCCCGGTATGCCCCCTGGCGCTCCTCCCATGATGCGCAAGCGTGGTGGCCGCACTAATGCTGGTTTTCCGGATATGGAATATGGCGGTGGCGGCGGGCTCGGCAGGCTTGAAAAGATTAAAACCTACGGTAAATAGGTTTAACAAAGTTAACGGGTTGTTATGTTATGCGTATAACTCGTTAATGACCGGGCGGTGTCCCCCTACGCCGCCCGGTTTGTTCAAAATCTAGGGGAAGAAAGGAAAATTGGTGTTCACAGCAACTAATCTATTTGAAAAAGAATTCGAAAAAAGAATAAAATCAGAAATCGAACGAGTTACCAAAGAACTCAGTTTTGGTTGGCATGTCGATGACTATCCTTCTTACAAGAAAGTTGTCGGTTATTTAGAAGCACTTCGGTGGGTGGAATCAACCGCACTAGAAGAAGTCGCTGAAATCGTCCACGAACGCACAATATAGGGGAAAAAAATGCCGTACATGGAAATGACTCACGATGTAGATCCTGTCAAGAAAATGCTTGACGAAATTGGTGATCTGTCAAGTTTTGATATTTTAAATAATCATGTGTTGCTTGGCATTTACATTCGCCCGGTAAGAACCAAAGGCGGCATTATGCTGACGGACAATTACAGAGACGAAGACAAGTGGCAGGGAAAGGTTGGCTTGGTTCTTAAGAAAGGGCCTACTGCTTTTATCGACAAAACTGGTGAATGGTTTGATGGAATCACCATTAACGAACATGACTGGCTTGTTACTCGCCCATCTGATGGGTTTCTCATCACGATTAGAAATGTATTTTGTAAGCTTGTTGTAGATACAAGCACCAAAATGCGTATTTCTCGTCCTGATGAAATTTGGTGAAAGGTAAACTATGGTTGAGAAAAAGGAAGACGCAAACGATCTTGGCGTTGTTGCGGATGACCCTATAAAGTCAAATGCAAACAATTCTTTGGAAGTTGTTGAAAAGGTTGAAGAAAAAGAACCTGATGTAGACGACCTACGCAAAGAATTGGAGGATTACAAGAAACGCCTTGAACACCAGGCGCAGGCTAGGTTTGAAGCCGAACGTCAGGCGCAGCAAGCTATGCAGCGTTCTGTGCAGGCTACCAATGACAAGTATGATAGCGAATATCATCTTGTCGCCAGTGCTCTTGAAACGACAAAAAATCAAGCTTCAATGCTAAAGGCTCAGCAAGCTGAAGCTATGTCTGTTGGTGATTACCAGCGAGCAGCAGAGCTTAATGAGGCTCTCAACCGTAATGTGCTAGACCATGACAGGCTGGCCAGCGGTTTGGAGCGCATGAAAACTCAGCCTCGCCCGCAATATAATCCCCAGCAGGCTCAGTTAGACAATCAAATGGAAGTAGCTAATCCTTTGGATGAGCTAATCCATGTAGTAGCAAAAACGTCACCACGTTCTGCTGCTTGGTTGGAAACAAACCGTAACAAAATTACGGACCCCAGAACACTGAACAAGATCCGCCGCGCACATGAAGATGCGGTGGATGATGGTTTGGTGGTCGATACTGACGATTATTTCCGGTATGTGGAAAATCGGGTGGGGTTTTTTCGTGGTTCTGAGCCATTGGGGGAAGATCCGTTTTCTAGCGCGGCGTCTTCCACTACGCGACGTTCTGCACCTCCTGCTGCTCCCGTGTCTAGGTCTGGTTCTCCGGGGCAAAGTCGCCCTGGCAGGATTACTTTGACGCCGGAACAGAAGGAAGCTGCTGAATTCAGCAAAATGACCTACGAAGAATACTTTGAGCGTATGGTCGAAGAGAAAAAGAGGAGCAAGTAACCATGTCTGATCAAGAATTTCCCCCTGCGGCCCGCCGCCGTGGTCGTCCTCCTGGATTTTCTGTGGAAGAAAATTCGTCAATGGACCAGTTTGAGCCGGTTTCTGAGCGCCCGCCGCTTCGAGAACCTGTTGAAGAAGATTCCCGCGCCCGCGCTCGCAAACACATGGACGAAATTCGGCGTTCTGGCGCTGAAGAAGCCGAAGGCATTGACCGTTTTTGGGCTCCGCAGGCTCCAGAATACTTCGAGTATGAGTGGAAGATGAAATCCGTCATGCAGAAGGAAGATGCGCCGTACCAGATTCGGATGCGTCATGCTGGATGGAAGTTTGTCCCGCTTTCTCGGCACCCTGAGATGTCTCCTGCGGGCGAATCTGACATTATTGAGCGTGATGGGATGGTCCTGATGGAGCGCCCCAAGGAATATAATGATGAAGTTCGCGCTCGGGAACGCCAGAAGGCTAGGGATCAGGTTCGCGTCAAGCAGGCTCAGCTTGGTGGTACGCCAGATGGCCAACTTGACCGTGTAAAGCCTAAGATTGGTACATCTTACGAGCCTCTCAGGATCCCTGAATAAAAAAGTTTTGGGAAAACAGCAAGAAGGGCGGCTTAAGTTAAGCCGCTCTTTACATTTAATTTGAATCGTGTATTTTAAATTTAGGTCTTAGCACCTACTCCCCCCAGGGAGGGAGTTTTCACTACTATCGGTCGTTGATTCGCCCCGGTGTGCGATGATTGACCTTCCTGTAAAAAGGAGGATCCGTCATGGCGAACACCAATGCGCCTTACGGTTTCCGTCAGTACAGTGGACTTGGTTCTGCTCCCACATACGAGCAGGCTACCACCCAGATTGCATCTGCTAATACTACCGCCATCTATTTTGGCGACCCTGTTGTCCAGCTTAATACTGGCTACATTACTCAGGCTTCGAGCAATTCGACGGCTGTGGCTGGCATCTTTGCTGGTTGCAAGTATCTGTCTACTTCTCAGAAGCGCACTGTCTGGTCCAACTATTGGCCCGGCTCTGACGCTAACGGCGACGTGACTGCTTACGTTATCACTGACCCGAATGCTCAGTTTATCGTTCAGACGGCTAATGCCTCGACGACTGCGACTGCTGTTGGTCTTGCCAACGTCGGCAACAACATCGGGTTTGCTATCGGCACTGGAAACTCGGCTAATGGAATTTCTGGCGCTTATGCTGACCAGAACACCATTAACACGACTTCTACGCTTCCTTTCCGCATCATTGCGTTGGCAAACTATACTCCGGGTGGCGTAAGCCCGCTGGTTTCCATCAATGGCAATGACAACACATCCGCCTACAATTCGATTATCGTGACGTTCAACAACGCTACGACTAAATCGTTGACCGGCATTTAAGGAGTAGGGAACAATGGCTGTCAATCTCTCGGCTATTAAGGATCTGCTCCTGCCTGGCCTTCGTGGTATCGAAGGCAAGTACGAGATGATCCCGAGTCAGTACGACAAGATCTTCACCAAGCACGATTCGAAGATGGCTCTCGAACGTACTGCTGAAATGCGCTTCCTTGGGTATGCGCAGCTTAAGCAGGAAGGCGGGCAGACTGCTTTTGATAACGGCGCTGGTGAGCGTTACGTCTACAATCAGGAACACACTGAAATTGGTCTTGGTTATTCAATCACCCGCAAGGCGATTGACGATAACTTGTACAAGACTCAGTTTCATCCTTCCAATCTGGGCCTCATTGACTCGTTCCAGCAGACGAAGGAGATCTACGGCGCGTCGATCCTGAACAACGCTACCATCTACAACAATGCTGTTGGCGGTGACGGTGTTGCGCTTTGCTCGGCTTCGCATCCGATTGACGGTGGTACGGTCGCCAATACTCCTGCCATTCAGGTTGATCTCAATGAGGCGACCCTGCTGAATGCGATGATTTCTATCCGCACGAACTTCAAGGATCAGGCGGGTCTGAAGGTCTTCGCTCGTGGCCGTAAGTTGATCGTTCCTCCGCAGCTTGAGCCTGTCGCCATCCGCCTGACGAAGACGGAACTGCGTCCCGGCACTGCCGACAACGACGTCAACGCCATCCTCACCACGGCAGGCGGGCTCTCCGAAGGCTATATGGTGAACGATTTCTTGACTTCATCGTATGCTTGGTTCTTGCTGACCAACATCGACGGTTTGTCGTATATGGAACGAGTGAAGTTTGAAACCGACATGCAGGTCGATTTTGTGACTGATAACCTTCTGGTTAAGGGTTACGAGCGTTACAGCTTCGGTTACTACAACTGGCGTTCGATTTACGGCAATTTCCCCACCTCGTAACCGCAGGAGAAGGCACAATGGCTAATACAGCTTTCTCCGGGCCGTTGATGGTGTTCGGTCAGAACCCATCACAGCCTTCGGATTACAACCCTGATATTGGCGGCATGTCCATGTTCAATGGCGCTGCCGGTATCATGGACCCGCGCGGGTACTACACTTATCTTCCGGGTGAAAGTCAGGCGGCTTACGATTACGGATGGCTTGGGTTTGACAACATCACGACGATCAACGCAGTGCCTTATACCAAGGCTGCTGGCGCCATCGTCGCGTCTGCTAATGCTACTGCCGCAACTTTGACGCTTGTTTCGGCGGGTTCCGCCACGACCGGCGTCAATGTTACTACTACTATGACCCGTGGCGATACGGGTGCGGTGGACGCTGGTCCGCTGGTTGTTCTTGATGGCTATACCTCTGTAACTGCTTCGTTCTCTAATGGCGTGATGACTATCACTGCCAATAGCGCGATGCCGGTTGCTCCGGGCATGGTTGTCGTTTCAACCTCTGGCACCGTTTCGCAGGGAACTGCTGCCGGTACTCAGGTTGTAAACCAGCTCACGGGCGGCACGGGTGGTCAGGGCGTTGCTGGTACTTACCAGACCAACGGCAATCTGACGGCTACTTCTGGAACGGTGGTTCTCGCTATCTCAACTCCCAGTCAGTGCATTGTTCTTAACAATGCGCAGACTCCCAGCGATGTCGCTTGGAATGCTATGACCCTGTACGGTCGCGCGGTTGCGGTTACTGCCGCTTCTGGCGCTACTGCTACTACGGCCACGGTAAACGGCTATGACAGCTACGGTTTCCCGATGACGGAAGCCATTACTATCACTGCCGGTTCGCAGGTATCTGGTAAGAAGGCGTTTAAGTACATCAAGTCTGTCGTTCTTAATGCGGCGGATGCGACCCATGCTTATTCGGTCGATACTACCGATGTCTTCGGGCTTCCGATCCGCTCGGACAGCTTCGGCGATGTGCTTGTCAACTACGCTTCGTCGTTGACCGGCGTTACGCTGATTACTGCTGCCACCACCTACGTCGCCAGTGACCGCACTACGGCTACTTCGACAACGGGCGATGTTCGCGGCACTTATGGTGCCTTCACGTCCTCTACGGGCGCGAACAAGTTGATCATTCGCCAGTCACCGCAGGCATACATGACCACTACGACTAATCCGGGTCTGTATGGCGTCACTCAGTACTCTGGCTTCTAAGGAGTAGACCATGAAGGGTCATAAGGAACATCATCACCGCAAGCATCATGCTAAGGGCGGTTCCGCGCACGAGGACACTGGCACTGAAAAGGGCCATTGGGAAGAGTCTGCTGAAACCGGCACGGATGAAGCGGATCAGGATCTCAAGCGCAAAAACATGGATTACACCGGGCACAGCAATGTGACAGGTGAGGCCGAAAAGCGTAAGCGTGGCGGTCGCACCGCTCGCAAGCATGGCGGTCATGTCCATCACGAGGCTGGCAAGCACATGGCTCACGCCAAGCATCTTGGCAATGTCCATGGCGAGCATGGCGGTCATCATGCGGGCCGTAAGCCCCGCAAGGCTGGCGGTCGCGCTGGTGCAGACATGCATCCTTTCTCGTCTGCCATGCATGGTTCGCTTCCCAAGGGCCGCAAGGTCGAGAAGATGAGTATGGGCAGCGATAAGGAATAATCCTTTCGCAGTGATTTAAAGGCGGGGGCTACGGCCCCCGTTTTACCATGGGGGAACTAATGGCTGGCGCTTGGACACGTTCAGAAGGCAAATCTCCATCTGGCGGGCTTAATGAAAAAGGTCGCGCTTCTCTTCGTGCTGAAGGGCATGATATTAAGCGCCCACAGCCAGAAGGCGGATCCCGCAAGGACAATTTCCGTGCTAGAATGTGTGGGATGAAGGAAAAGCTGACTTCTGCGAAGACGGCTCATGATCCCAACAGCCGAATTAACTTGGCTTTGAAGAAGTGGAACGTCAAATGCTGAAAGAGCGTCCGTTTTGGGAAAAGGAAGCCCCGAAAGATGCTCGCGTGAAGCATTTGGACAAAAGCCAAAAGAAATCTGCTAAAGCAATGGCTCGGGCGGCTGGTCGGCCTTATCCAAATCTTGTTGATAATGCCGCCGCCGCTCGTGCAGGCAAGAGGAGTTAATAATGACTACGTTCAACTCAACTGGCGCAGTTTCGCAGTCAATTACTCGTGTCGGGCGTTATGAGCCTTTTGAGCTTCAAGTTTCACGCAGTCAGATCACTTGGCATACCCCCACAAACATTTTTGGATATGGCACAACTCCCTCTACGGCTGGCTTGTTTCGTACAGTTTGGGAGAATATGACAACGACTGACTATGTGTTTCCTACGTCTGCAACCACCATGACATTGACTGGCGGAAGTGGCGATACAGCTACCATCACGATTGTTGGTTTGGACGCCAATTATAATGTTTTGACCGAAAATCTTGTCCTTAATGGCGCGACAGGCGTTACGACTGGTAATTCTTATTTCCGCATCAACAGCATGTATGTTGCGGCAGGGAGCGCCACAAACCCAGCTAATACGGTGACGCTGACTAATGGTGGCGTGACATATGCACAAATTAACACCGCAACCATAAATGGCGTCACAAGTAGCATCGGAACATCGCAGATGGCGGTTTATACGGTGCCTGCGGGAAATACATTTTACGGATACCGTTACGGCGCATATTCGTCATTCAATGGAAATAGCGCAAACTATACCACTTATCGTTCCATCACCAATTTATCATCTGGTGTGCAGCGTGTTATTGTTCAAACGCCATTCAACACTTCATATGAAGTGCAGCGCCATTTTCCATTTGGATACGCTGCGGGAACGGATTTGCGGTTTCAAATTGCGCCCAGTGCAGCCGTTGCTGCTGTTGTTAGCGTCAACATTGGTGGAGTACTTGTGGCCAACGATGGCACATTGTGAGGATTAGATGACCACGAGCAATACATACAATTACAACCCGTCTTTAGGCGAGCTTGTTTTGTATGCCTTTAACTTGATTGGCATTCGCAATACTGCATTGCTTCAGGAACATATGGAAGCCGCCAAAATGGCGGCAAACTTGTTGTTGGGGCGTTGGTCATCACAGGGTGTAAATTTGTGGTCTGTGGATCTTCAGACGATCCCATTGGTGCAGGGCACATCAACATATTCAGTGCCATCTAACACAATCGTTATGTTAGATGCTTATGTGGTTGTAACCAATGGCGGGTACACTACAAATCGACTAATTTTGCCAATTAGTCGTACAGAATATGCGTCTTATCCTAACCCTAATCAGCAAGGTTTCCCAACAACCTATTGGTTTGATAGGCTTTTGTCGCCAACGGTGACATTGTGGCCCGTGCCGGATGGCAATGAAACTTCGTTTAACTATTACCGTGTGCGTCAATTGCAGGATGCTGCCTTGGCCAGCGGTACGCAGGTAGAAGTTCCATATTATTTCTTAGAAGCTTTTGCGTATGGTTTGGCTGTACGATTGGCTATGATTTTTGCCCCTGAAAGGGTAGGATTGCTTAAACCTATTGCTGATGAATCTTATCAGATTGCAGCAAGTCAAAACGTAGAAACCGCGCAACAGTACATAAGCCCGACAATTAGTTCTTATTTTCGCGCATAGGAGGCGTAAATGGCATACGCTTCTCAAGCTGGCAGAGCCAGAACTAGCGCAAAATCTCCGCAAGCACATGCAATTTGTGATAGATGCGGATTCCGGTACAATTTTGTTAACTTAAAATGGCAATTTGATTGGCGTGGTGCATCTTTGCAAAACCTTAAATTATTGGTTTGCAATACGTGCTATGATGCGCCTCAAGAACAACTGCGCGCTATCATTGTTCCAGCAGATCCGACGCCGATTGTGCAAGCGCGTCCAGAAAATTATGCTTTAGATTCAACAGATTACGTAACAACGTCTGCGCCAACAGTTTATGATTCTAGAACGGGCATTCCAATTCCATCATCTACTAATATAGTTACTCAAACAGGTGATAATGTTACTACGCAGCCTGTTGGCAAGCCATTGGGTTTGGCTCAAGGCGCTGTAATGCCTGTTCAAGAAGGAGTTACATATGGAACTCAGCTTTTCCCATTATCTGTGTATTCTTTTGGAACTCCAGAAATAACAATTACTTTTTCGTCCAATCATGGTTTGTCTACCAATGACCAAATTTCTGTTTTGGGGTTGAGCAACAATTTAGCCAATGGATTTTTCTCAATCACGTTTAAAACAAACACCTCCTTCACCTACCAGGCAAATACTGCTATACCATCAGGGTCTCTTTTGCAGGGGACAACTAAAATAATCACGGCTATAGCGGGTACGCCGTGGAATTATAGCCAGATTGTCCAGACGGGGCCATAAACATGTCCAACATCACTATCCCCGGCTTGCCAGCGGCAATATCTTTAAATGGAACAGAAGAATATTTGGCTGTTCAATCGGGTTCTTCTGTTTATGTAACGACTTCGCAAATCGCCAGCTACATCAACATCAATTACCCGGCACCGGGCGTTTCCCGTATTTCGACTTCAGGGCCAATAACTGGCGGGCCGATTACATCTACTGGCACAATTGCACTTCAAACTGCTGGCGTAACAAATGCTTATTTAGCAACTATGACTGCTGGCACTATAAAAGCCAATGTCACAGGTGGACCTGCTACGCCTACAGATGCAACGCCTAGTTCTATTTTAGATCTTTTTGGTTCTACGCAAGGCATGACATTATATCGTGGTGCAAGCGGCTGGGCTGCTTTGGCTGGCAGTGGAACCAATACACTTTTGAGCCTTAGCGGATCCACGTCTAATCCGGCTTGGCAAACGCTTTCTTATATGATCGACAATGCTATTAACAGTGCGTCCGCGCAAGGCACTATTCTTTATCGTGGGGCATCTACGTGGTCTTCACTAGCTCCGGGTACAAATAATCAATTTTTGCAGACAAAAGGGTCTAGCGCCAATCCGCAGTGGTCTACTGCGGTTACAAGTGTAGATGTTAGCGGCGGAACAACAGGTCTTACAACTAGCGGAGGTCCAGTCACATCAACTGGAACTATTACATTAGCAGGTACGCTTGCCATTGCTAACGGCGGAACTGGACAAACAACTGCTTCCGCTGCATTTAACGCATTGTCGCCAATAACATCAACGGGCGATTTGATCCTTGGCAATGGCACAAATAGCGCCACGCGCCTTGGAATTGGGTCAAATACATATGTTCTAACTTCCAATGGAACAACGGCATCTTGGCAGCCAGCCACTGGTGGTGGTTCAGGAACTGTAGCTTCCGGGACAGCGGGCCAGCTTACATACTATAGCTCAACTGGCACCACGGTATCCGGCAACGCCGACGCCACCATCAGCGGCGGCGCTCTGACACTTGGTGTTGCGGGTACAACAGCGGGCAGCACTGTATTTTCTGGAAGCACTTCCGGTGCAGTGACGGTGAAGTCTGCCGCTGCGGCTGGCACTTGGACTATGACCCTGCCAACAACGGCGGGCACCAATGGATATGTGCTTTCTACAGATGGGACCGGCATTACAAGCTGGGTCGCCACGTCTGGCGGTGGTGGCACCGTTACAAGCGTCAATGTCAGTGGCGGCACAACGGGTTTGACAACCAGTGGCGGCCCAGTTACGGGGTCAGGCACTATTACTTTGGCGGGCACTCTAGCTATCGCCAATGGAGGTACGGGGCAAACAACAGCTTCTGCCGGATTTAATGCTCTGTCACCAATCACCACAACTGGCGATTTAATTATTGGCAACGGCACGAATAGCGCCGCGCGGCTTGCCATCGGCACCAATGGATATGTGCTGACATCCAATGGAACCACGGCTTCATGGGCCGCATCAACTGGCGGCGTGACTTCGTTCTCTGCGGGAACGACAGGGCTTACGCCTAGCACGGGGACAACTGGTGCTATTACCCTAGCCGGAACCCTTGGGGTTGCTAATGGTGGAACAGGCGCTACAACCCTAACTGGTTACGTTAAGGGAAGCGGAACAAGCGCATTAACGGCATCTTCTACCATTCCGAACACGGATATTTCCGGTTTGGGAACCATGTCGGTGCAGTCTGCTACGTCTGTCGCTATCACTGGCGGCACGATCAATGGGACAAGCGTTGGGGCAACAACCCCAAGCACAGGCGCATTTACTTCAGTCTCAGCCAACCTGACAATTACTGGGTCATTATCTGCCGGTGCTTATTCCTACGGATCGCTTTCTTACAGCGATACTGGAATTTTTGCATCATATAATACCAACACCAATAGCTACGCCCAAATAATTTTGGCTAATGGCAGTGCTGGCACTGCTGCTTCGACTGACTTTATTGTTGGCAACAACAATACAACCGCCACAACATATTTTGGCGATTTCGGGATGAATAGTTCTGCATTTAGCGGAACTGGTTCCTTAAATGCGCCTAATGCAGTTTTCTTAGCGTCCACGTCTGCCGATTTGGCTATTGGTACGAACACTGCAAATGCCATTCATTTTGTAGTTAATGGCGGTTCTACCGATGCCATGACGATCAACTCGTCAGGGGCAATTAGCGTCGGAACATGGAATGGTACGGCTATTGGGGCTGCTTACGGTGGCACCGGCGTGGCGAACAATGCCGCCAGCACACTGACGATCAGCGGAGCTTACGCCACGACCCTGACGGTCAGCGGC